TACGTGTCAAGTTCATGTTTAGATCATAAGAAACTAAACCTAACACACTTCTTTTTTCTGTCTCTTCGAGGTGACATATCGCAATGGATATATCCTTGTGCTCAGTCAGTACGTGGTGTTCCAAGTACCGCATGAACTCAGTCTTACCTATACCTTCGGGTGCTTGAAACACAGTGAAGTGTCCTTGCATCAGACCCAAGGCTACATCATCGAAGGACTCAATGCCTGTTGATACATAGATAGCATCGTCTTGTTTCTCGAACAACTCAAGGAACTGTTCGGGTGTACTACGAATGTTATCAGGTGTGTATCTCTTCGCATTGTAGAATGCCGCAGCGTAACTTGGTTTAGCACCTGCCTCAAGAAACTCATTAGCATCTTTGTACTTGTCGTGTATAATCTGATAAGTCTTCTTCGGGAAGAGTGCTCCTATCTTGGTAGCCAACGCCCTACCTGCTTCATCGTTATCAACTGACAACACAATCCTGTCGAAGCTATCAATCCACTCCTTTGATTTACCTTGCCATAGTTTCTGGTTAGGTGTCGCACTTGGCACAGACACACAAGGATATTTCTTGTCGAGCATTTGGAAAGCAGACATAGCATCTAGCTCACCCTCGCATACGACTACAGACCTTGATGAACCTGCATTGAACTTGTCCATGCCGAAGAGTTCATCAGTCTTAAATCCTTTGTCTGTCTTGAAACTTTTCTCCTTTGTGTTACGTACCTTTCTGAATCCTGATGGATACTTGTACACTTGATTGAAACCAAATGTCTGTACCCCGAAGAACTCCATCACATCTTTACGTACACCGCGATACGTAACGTAGTCACCAAGTCCTTCTATCTCTGTAGTCTTTAGTGTTCTTGTTATCTCTTCCAATGGATACTCATCCTTTGCCCATGACTTCAAGTTCATTCCCTTCATTGGATATGTTCTCTCACAACTATGACAGAAACCTGTCTTCTTCTCGACATTAAATGCAAAGGCATCTGAACTATCACACTCAACATGAGGGCATGGTTTATGTGTTATCTCTTTTACTATCATCTGCTATACGCCTGTAATGCTATCCAAGACTCAGGATATAAATCCCTCAACTCATCACTGATTGACTTAGCTACCTTACGTGTCTCCTCTTGAGAGTCCTCTGCCGATCTAAGCTTACACATATCTGACCACGCATCTAGACTACCTGACCAGTACCATTCTGTCATTGTACTCTGAGGTAAAACCATACGTGCTTGCTCTGGAGCTATACCCTGTTCGAGCAGTTGTTTGTATGCTTTGTTACACCACACCTCATGCTTTGCTAGTACACTGATAGTACTATAGGATAGTGAAACCTCACCACTGCTACCCTGTTTCTTATCATCAGCACGTCCTCTCCAAGTAGTAGGTGAGTAGTACTGTGGCTGTTCATCTACATACCTACGGCTCACCTCATTCCATCGAAGGAACTTGTGCTTCACTAACTGCCTTGCTACAAACACTGGTGCTCTAACATGGAAGGTTACAAAGCAATGACCAAAGGGTGACATGTGTTTGTGCCGAGCAAGATAGGATATTAAAATCTTGTCAGTAGATTTAAGTTCATTGTCTGAAGCCCACTCGCTTTTCTTGTTGAAACTTACACGAGCAGCATTAACTACAGTCAAGTCACTACCCATACAATCTATTAAAGTTACATCAATCATTCTTCTTACCCTTGAGCCTGTGTTTGAAAAACAAAATCGTATTGATACCTGTGTTGATAGTAACCATGATAAGTATCCACCATTGCCACCATACTAGTCCTCCTACTTCTAACATTTCTAATCTCCATACTTATATATTAATATATTTTAGTCTACTTGTAAAGACTACTCTTGATATTTTTCTTTTATATTTAGAATCTTTTTTATTTCATCGTCTTCATTTATCCTAAATATTCTTTCAAGATCGTCTCTTCCAAAGGTACTGTAGGCTGTTTTATTTATATCATCTTTACAGTCAACACAGTAGTATCTATTCATTCTTTTGTCTTTGAACGATGCATCTGCTCTGTTACAACAATAACATCTCATGTCTCTCTCCTTTAAGTATATTTGTTTAGAGTATTATTATACTTAAAACAATAATACTTTAAGTAATAAGATAGGGTATCACAAGTAAACTTATTTGTCAAGCCACCTCCTTTAAATTAAATATGAAAGCTTTCTTTATTTCTTTCAACTCCTCTTTTCTTATGTGCATATTGAATATCTCCAAGTGGTTTCGAGCCTCTCTAATCGTTAGTTTCTTTGTTAGTACTTCGAATGTACCGTCATGTTTCTCTGCTATGATCACGTAAGAATCAGGTAAATCCTGGATTTCCATACCGAATGTAGTTCTGTTGTTCATTATGTTACCTTCAATAAATGTGATATAAAAATTATTATGAATACAATTACCAGCAATCTACCAGTGATAATAGTTTGGTGTGGCGGCATCGGTATCGTCAAGAAAATAATCAATGCCGCTATCCAAAGTAGTACATCCACTACATAACCTCCTCTCTCTTACACTCTTTGTAGTACTCGTAGTCACCATCTATGTCGTACTCAAACCTCAAGTCCGAAGGTATATCTGCGAACCACCATTCATCATCAAAGTCTATGTCGTACCTCTTGTCCTTACCATTATCGAATACACCGACAAAGATGTACGAGTCATTGTAGTACGAGGCTGATAGTCCTACACCTAATCTTTCCATTGCCGCCTCGTATGCAGCGATAGGTGGACCGTTCTTAGTCTCGAATGTGATATGTAACCACCAATCTCCTTCCTCTAATTCGGGTGGACTACACTCAATGCTGTATGCTTCCGCGCTTGTTCCCCACATTTCTACTGCTTTCTCGTACTCCCATGCTCCGATAGGATTAAGATACTCCAGTAAAGTACCATCATCACAGGCTTTTTCGATAGCTGTTATGGCTTCGATACCACCGCTGATAGTTAAGATATTCTGACATACACTAGACATCATCTTCCTCACTCCTTTGCGTTACATTTGGGAAGGCATGGTATAGCTTCCATCGGATAGCCCTCAAGTTTCTTTCTGTAGATGCGTAACAATCACCTTCTAATTCACATAGCTCATTATCCCACTTGTAAAGAGCATTCCATAAGTCTTTGATTGCATCCTGTTGTTTCATAGTTAGCTTGTCAAAAGACGTATTCAAGATATTATCTTTTCTTTCTTTCTCTGTCTTCCATTTCTTTGCTCGTGCTTCTTCTGCTTTTGTTGGTATGTATGGCATTATGCTTCCTCTCTTTTTAATTCTTCTACTAGTTTTTCTGCTTCTTCTTTAGTTTCAAAAACATTATCTCCCCTGTCATTATACATTAATTTTCCATCGTCATCGTGAACTTCATAGTTTATGACATATATTGGTTCTATTTTGTATGGCATTGTGTACTCTCCTTTTGATTATCTGTAAAACTACAAGTATTATATAAACCTGCAATTCAATTAAGTAAATAGTCATTATATTTATTTCTTCTTTGTGTGTCCCAAATGTCACACCTATAGCTATGATAAAAGGTAATGCCAAGTAACAAGTTATAGGTGCGAACAAATGAAATATCATTTCAGTACTCCAGTAACATCCTCATAAAGTTTAACATCTGCTCCTCGTGTTCGAAGACAACTTCCCATTCATTATCTTTTGTTGCGTTCCACAAATGGTACTTACCGTCTGGATAGCTTATAATAAATTTATATAACATTAGAACATCATCTCCCCTTGCTCATCGTATGGACTTCTGAAGTAATCTTTAGCCATACATAATTGACGCTCGTCTACTTCATCGAAGTCTTCATCTACTACATGTTCATCTGTGTTAATCAATCCGAATTGATCCATAAAAAACTCTAGCTCTTTATCCATTTTATTTATCTCTCCTTTAAAGTAATTTAAGTTGTACTGGTTCTTTATATATTTCTTCAAGCTTTGGGTGTAACACATCAGTGAACTCTATGTCACAGAAGTTACCACAATCAGGCATGATTATCTTTTGTTCACGTCCTGCATTAGGGTCTAGTTCATCAAGGAACACACCACGAATACAGCTATTACCTACATCCCTCTCAGCCTGTGCCATCCTGGCAAATGTCTCAGGAAAATCTTTTCGTATCTTATTCCAATACCCTTTGCCACCTTTGACACATCCAATGCAGTTGTTATTACCATAACCTAATTCGTACATCTTAGGACGTTTGATACCTTGTCGTTCTAAATAATACAGACACTCAGGTTTGTTCATCTTATTCTCAATGAGAGGGAACAACGGTTTAGCATCAGGGTATTGTTCTTGAAATCGGATAGCTCTATTAACTTCCTTCTTTGTGTACTCGAACCCAAAGACTTGTGCTTTATAGTTCAGTTCAGCCTCTAGTCTTTGGCGTACTCGTTTCTTTAATACCATTGTACACCTTGCACCGCTAGGGCCATTCACATATCTGTCTTTAGTAATTACATCAAACTGATCTTTGTATTTACTAGGCGCACGTTCTACACGTATTTCCTTGCCATACCACTCTTCACATTGCTTCTTGAACCTCTCGTTGTCAGAGTGTGCGCTATCGATAGCAAAGTAAATAGGCTCTACATTATCAATACCGTATTCGTCAATCGCAAGTTTAGTTGCTACTGCACTTGTTACACCTGCACTCCACCATGCAATAATCATTGTCAGTCCTCCTCTACAAATTGTTGTAGTGCTCTAATTAAATCTTCTACAGTACTACCGTACCTCACAGGATCTCCCCCAAAGCCATCCGTAATTTCCAGTACTTCCTGAGATACTCTTTTACCGTCAATCCAATTCTGACATATTGATAGTTTTCTTGTACCTTTAAAGTACAAATGTATTATGTTTTGTTCCATATAGGCCATTAGTTGTATCTCTCCTCATCTGCTCTATCTGTGTACGTGCAATGACCTTCGTCAATCAGGCGTTTAGCTGTACGTCCAAACCACCCTTGCAATTGCCACACAACACCTGTGTCTATCAAGTATTGCCATGCTGCTGTTTCTTCTTCAATGTCAGACATCACTGACTGTTCACAAATCTCAACAGCGTTTGATACTGTAAAGTTATACTCTTTCATTTTTAATCCTCCGTAATATCAAGAACCTTTTTAACATCCTCAATAAGTTTTGTCAAATCATCATAATGATATTCTTCTAAATACTCGTGCGTGTCAGAGTTTCGTTCTCCAAAGAAAAACTCTTTAAAAACTCCCTCTTTCCTTAACTCAAAGAAGTCTGATTTATCGGGGTCTTTAAAGTCAACCCATATTACAAGCTCGTAGTTATTGCCATATTCAAAAGTCATTGAAGGCATGGCGTCATTGTGCCAAGAGCTATCTACAAAACCATAATTCTTGAGTACACTAAAAATCTTATCAAAAGACTCGAAGTTATCGAAGTGTGAAAATTCTTTTCTAACGTTAAACATTTTTAAACCTCATCATAAAAAGCTGCACGATATGGATCAGCGCTAGGTATTGAAAGAGTATCATTTTCTAGTGCAAAGTCAATAGATGTCTTTAATTGTTTTTTAATATAATCCCAATCGATCAAAGAACATTCATCCTCTCCATGTTCGTGCGTAAAATATTCTTTAGATAATTCTAACCAATCTTCAGGACACTCGAAAGCGTAATACTCAAAGTACTCTTGGTGAGCATCCCACGCACATTTAGTTTCTAAGTTTACCATGTTAAAACTCCATACCGTCATAATATTTTAAAGTTTCGCCAGTTGGTGTGTCTACAAACCATTCAAAGTCTCTTTGATATACACCAAAACCTAGATTGAACATTTCACTTGTTTGGTTCATTTTACGTTTGGTTGTGACAGTTTGCCACCCATCCGAGTTGAGTTTGATTTTACCGTCCTTCTTCCACTCAACTATTTTAGTCTGTGCATATATTACTACACCACCCTCGTCATCCTCGGTCCATGCGGTTCTGTAGTTTGATAGTTTATTGTAAGCCATTTTATTTACTCCTTTTGACTTTGTTGATTTATCTAGTGATACCCTTAAACGAGTACCACCGATAAAGCAACCCTCCCTATGATTTTTATTTATCATTCCATTCTTTATTAGATAAAAAAGTGTATCTGTGAATATTACAAGCTAAAACACCAAATCTTGTTGCATCGTGAAACTTGCTAAAATGTGGTTCTTCTTCCATATCAACAGGTTGAAATGTTTTATAGTTCGTCCATAGCCAATTAGAAAAATCTTCAAATTGCTTTTTGTCTTCATATCCAAGGCCACTAGTATCGTTATAAAATAATGCAGTAGCCCAAAAGTCAGGTAATTCTAGTGTGATATTTTCCATTTTATTAAATCCTTCTGTTAATTTCTGAAACTATCTGAGCAACATAAAAAAACAAATTGCAACAACTAATTTAAGTATTTTTAAAATAATTACTGAAAAGGTACTGGTTGTGTCTTTTATGCAACAGTAAGATAGTGAGTATATACATTATAATATATACCCTATAGAACAAACACGATAGGTAAAAAGTGCTTACCAATTAATCCAATGGTATCAATTCGATAGGTAAGGATTGTTTACCTTTAAAGCATTCCCCTCACATTTTATTTAAGAAAATCCTTTTGTGATCACATAATATACGTCAAGAATACTGACCTATCTGTATTTGTGATCACGTTTCTGGTGTGTTCACGTTTTGTTCTAGGTACACCCCCGTTCTGTTTACGTTTTGTTCTAGGGGCAGGGCAGGGGGTCTGGGGGTATCCGCTGTATAGTACAATACAACATAAAATTATCTCAGAAAAAGACGAGGCAATGCAACAAGAATCTAGGTGGCGGTGTACACTTGTAGTACCTTACTTTAAGTATCTTTGTTTAAAGTATAATATAATACTTATAACACAATACTTGTAAGGTATATTACTTAAAGTATATAGGGTATCATAAAGAAATCTTGTAGTCAACAATAAATTTATAATTTTTTACTTGACATTTACCATTAAACCGTGTTAATATATAAGTATAGGGGGAGATAACCATGTCTATGTATAGCCTATCACAACTAAAGACAGATAACGGAATAATAAGAACCAAGAGTTTATTCTACGAGTTATCTTATGACGATCCTGACTTTGCTTTGTTTACTCTCAAAGAAGAAGACATAGTGATGCCTAACGGTAAGTCAGCTACTGCTCTAGGTAAGTTATACATAGCCTTTGCAACAATGGACCCTACAGAGTACCAGTTCGCTAACGCAGTGTTTGGGAGTTGGGAAGTATGGGAAAAGATGCAAACAACTGTACCACTAAAGAAACATATCGATAAGTGGCGCAGAGAAGCAGAGGTCAAACGTAAGTCAATGGCCTTTGAGTCTGTAGTAAAAGAAATACAAGAAGGTGGGCGAAGTAGTTTTACTGCAGCTAAGTTCCTGATCAACGAGGAATGGAAGTCTAGAGAAGACGGAAGAACAGCCCGAAAAGAAAAGAACGCTAAAGATAAATCTACATCTCAAGAAGCTTTCGAGAGAGCAGGTGTAAACGATGATCTTAAAAGATTAAAAGATCAAGGTCTAATTAATTAGCATATAAAGGTAAGCGAATGGCTAAGACAGCTACAATAAATACAATTAGTTCAGGGTATGCTTCGCAGACTCAGTTAAATGAGAACTTCACTAATATCAATACTGCTCTAGAGAATACACTATCTAGAGACGGTAGTTTACCTAATGCTATGAATGCTGACTTAGACTTAAATAACAATGATCTTCTTAATGTAAATGCTATCTATGTAAATGGCGTAAATGTTCTTAATGTTCTAGATAACGTTACCGTTAGTACTGCAAGCCCTTCAGGTGGTAACAACGGTGATATTTGGTTCAAGGTTTCAAGTTAAATAAAAGGATATAAATAATGGCTGCTCTTTCAGATTATGCAGAGAAGTTACTACTTGACTTTCTAATGACAACAGGTACAGCTACTAGACCTACAGCTTGGTATGTAGCGTTGTTTACGGCTGCACCTAATGACGCAGGTGGTGGTACAGAAGTATCTGCAGGTGGATACACACGTAAAACAGTTGCATTCAGTGCTGCATCATCTCCAGGTGGTACAACAAGTAACTCAGGTGAAGTAAGTTTTACTGCTTCAGGTGGAGACTTTGGTACAGTAACACACATGGGTATCTTCGATGCAAGTTCATCAGGTAACTTACTATGGCATGGTGCATTGACTGCATCTAAGACCGTAGCTGACGGTGACACATTAACATTTGCTGCAGGTAACATTGATCTAACAATGGCCTAATAGAAAGGCTTGTTAAATGGCAGGTGGTTTCCGAATATCGGAATCTGGTGACAGTAGGCTTACCGAAGCTTCTGACTCACGGATTACAGAAGAACTACAGTTTGCATCTGTTAGTTTAAGTACGAGTGCAGGTTTCTATAGGATAGACGAAGCTTCTAATAGTCGTACTGACGAAGCAGGAAACAACCGTGTATCTCAAGACTTCGATGCTGTACTACTAAGTACAACAGCTACTCTAAACCAACCTGCAGCTATTAGTTTATCTGGCGGTGGCGGTAAGATTGTAGCAGGTGTCGTAAGAGAGTTAGCATTCGCTGATCTTACAGGTACAGGTACTATTAGTCCACAAGCTACAGGTTCTTTTGTAGCAGCTAACTCATACAGTGCAAGTGGTTCTATATCATTTGACGCAGATTTAACAGCTAGTGTATCAACATCACTATCAGGTGCAGGTACTTTTGCTAATGATGGTTATAGCTTTATACACGGTGGTTTATTTACGGCTGACCCTGAAGATACATATGAAAGAATTACAGAAGCAGGTGATACTCGAATAACTGAAGCTAGTGACGTAAGAATTGTTGCAGATGTTTTACCAAATGCTGCAGAAGGTATTATGAGTCTTAGCTACACCTATATAGCATTTAGTTCAACAGCATACGTTAAGTGGAATGGACAGTGGACAGAGTTCACACCTAAAGTAAAACAAAGTGGATCGTGGGATGATCCTTTAGCTATCTACAAAAAGATAGACGCAAACAACTGGAAGAGGGCTTATTAACAATGGCTAATATTAAAATATCTCAAATGACCGCTGCTAGTTCTGCTTCTGGTGGTCAAGAGTTTGAAGTAAATGAAAGTGGTACAACAAAGAAAGTAACTGGTACTCAGTTATCTACGTTTATTAGAGGTAACGTTACACTAGGAGACTTGAGTGTAACTGCATCAGCAAGTGATCTAAACACAACTGATGTAACAACACTAGGTACATCTGAAGCATCTAAAGTAGTTACTGCAGATGCTAACGGTGACGTAAACCTCTCAGAAGAACTCAAAGCTAAGTCTTACAATGAAACATACGCAGCCGTTACTTCGAGTAGTGCTGCTACTGCACTAAACTGTGAAACAGGTAACGCTTTTAGTCATACACTCACAGAGGCTACTACATTTACTTTTAGCAACCCACCTGCAAGTGGTACAGCTTACAGCTTTAGCTTAGAAGTTATACAAGACGCAAGTGCTTCAGGATACGCAATTACTTGGCCTAACTCTGTAGATTGGCCTAGCGCCACAGCCCCAACGCTCACAGCAACTGCAAACGCTAAAGATGTGTTTGTGTTCTACACAAGGGATGGCGGTACGAACTGGTACGGATTTACGGCAGGTCAAGCGTTAGGATAAACCAACATGGCAAGTAAAAAGAAATTACTCCAAGCAGCCGCAGGTAGTGCAGGTGGAGCAGGTCTAAGCGTGGAAAGTGTTTTTCGAACGTTTTTATATCAAGGAAACGGAACCGCTGGTAGAACAATTACCAACAACATTGATTTAAGCGGTGAAGGTGGTTTGATTTGGACAAAATCAAGAGACTCAACTTATAACCATACACTTGGCGATACAGCAAATGGTGTAAATAAATATTTATATTCTAATACAATGGCTGACATTGATACAAGTTCAGCGTATTACAGTGCGTTTAACAGTAATGGTTATGTAATCGGTGACGCAGCGCAAGGCTTTAATGCAAACGAGCTTAACCAAAACGGTGTAAACTACGTATCGTGGTGTTTTAGGAAGGCAGAGGGCTTTTTCGACTTAATGACTTGGACAGGCAACTCAGCTTCCGATAGAGCTATTTCACATAACCTTGGTTCAGTACCAGGCATGATAATAGTTAAAAGAACGGTTGGTGGTAATGAAAACTGGGCTGTTTGGCATAAAGACGTTCACGCCAATACGTCAAAAGTAATGTATTTAGACCAGCAAGGTGGTTTGGTAACTTCAAATAATGTTTTCGGGCAAACAAATCCAACAAGTACTCATTTTTACGTTGGTGACCACCCACTTTCTAATAACAATGGCGATTCATATGTCGCGTATGTTTTTGGACACAACAATGGTGACGGAACCTTCGGACCTGACGCTGACCAAGATATAATTGAATGCGGCTCTTACTACGGCAACGGCACATCAAGTAATTTTGCAAATACCTTAGGTTGGGAACCGCAGTTTTTAATGATTAAAAAGGCGTCTGCTGGTTCTACTGATTGGAGAGTATTTGATACTGTTAGAGGGTGGGGAGTTGGTGACCGCGATTTTATGTTATCTTGGAACTCAACAAGTGCAGAAACTGGTTCACAAAATTGGGTAGACCTTAGGGCAAAAGGTTTTAAACTTACCAATCCAAATGGTAATGTAAATGGAAATGGCGAGCAATACATTTATATGGCAATCCGAAGAGGTCCATTAGAAATTCCAGAAAGTTCTGCTTCAGTATTTAATCAAGGCGCACTTCAAAATAATACAAACAGAACCTTACCAACCGATCTTACCAACGGTCAAAACCCAGATATGGTACTTTGGAAAAATACAGGTACTGGTCAAAATTGGTTTTTTCAAACAAGAAAGCATGGTCGTAACTTTACCTTAATACCAAATTTAGGTAATGCAACATCAGGTTCTTATGGTGATGCTTTTAATAAAGAAAACTCAAATGTTTGTGGCGATGGTACAATAGCAGTTGCCAATAGTTATGGTTGGATGTGGTCGGAAGCGCCAAACTTTCTTGACATACAAACATACACAGGAACGGGAGCAGCAACCCAAGAAATAGAGCATAATCTAGGAATTACGCCAGAAATGATTTGGGTAAAAGATACAGATAATTCAAGTAACTGGTCTATCTATCACAGCGCAACTGGTTTAAGTAAAATCTTAAATTTTGCAACTAACGCTACTGGCACAGGCAATCAATATTGGGGTACAGCAGCACATACCAGTACATCGTTTCGAGTAGGTAGTGATTCGGATACTGGTGGTTCAAGCAAAAACTATATTGCTTGGCTCTTTGGCACTGTAAATGGCGTAAGCAAAGTAGGTTCGTTTACATTTGCAAATTCAAGTGGTGCTTTAAATGTCGATTGTGGCTTTTCAAACGGTGCAAAGCTAGTAATTTTCAAGAGAACTAACAATACTGGCGATTGGTACGTAGTGGATTCGGTAAGAGGCATAACTTCAGGAAATGATCCTTACTTGCGTTTAAATGCTAATTTTTCACAAAACTCGTCTACTGAATTAATAAACCCATTAAGTTCTGGTTTTACAGTACAACACAACCAAGGCGTAGTAGATGGTGATTACATTTTTTATGCAATAGCAACATAATCAACTGACAAAAAGGAGTATCAACTTATGTCGGAATATCGTGAGAGAACAACAGGCGAAGTTAAAACGCAAGGGCAATGGAGAGCAGACTTTGCTAACATGTCATTGCCTAGAGTGTGGAAGGCAGCAACGCTAGACGCACTAAACCTAGACCCAGTACTCGCAAGCCCTACCGCTACAACAACAGCATATCAAATAAGTGTGCGTGATGGTGTCGAGCAAGACGCAAACGGCAACTGGGTTGAGAAGTATGTCGCAAGAGATATGTTTGCTGATACCACAGAGGATGGTGTAACCACCACCAAAGCAGAGCATGAGGCTGCATATCAAGCTACACTAGATGCTACTACAGCCGAAGGTCACAGAACTACACGTAACAAACTTCTAGCTGATACTGATTGGACACAGATAAATGATAGCCCTTTAAGCAACGAAGATAAAACTGCATGGGCTACCTATAGACAAGAACTACGTGGTCTTACTGATTTAGACGCATGGCCTAACCTAGCAGATGATGATTGGCCTGTAGAACCTTAAAGGAACTAACATGGCTAAACAAGCACTAGACCAGATCAGACAAGCCGCTGAGAATGATCTAGAGTTCTTCATACAGCTAGTAGCTCCTCAACAATTACTAGGTGACTGTCACAAAGAAGTTATAGAGTGGTGGACAAGAGAGGACGCTAGAAACTATCAGTTACTTTTGTTTCCACGAGATCACGGTAAGTCAAGACTTATAGCTTACAGGGTAGCGTGGGAACTAACCAAAGACCCAACCTTACGTGTGTTGTATATATCAGCTACAGCTAACCTCGCAGAGAAACAACTTAGTTTTATAAAAGGTATCTTGACATCTGAGATATACAGACGGTACTGGCCTGAACACGTAAACCAAGAAGAAGGTAAACGATCAAGGTGGACTAACTCAGAGATTAGTTTAGATCACCCACTACGTAAAGAAGAGAATGTTCGTGATCCAAGTATATTCACAGGTGGACTTACTACATCACTGACAGGTTTGCACTGTGACATAGCTGTACTAGATGATGTTGTAGTTGCTGAGAATGCTTTGACATCTGAGGGTAGATCGAAAGTAGCAAGTCAATACTCACTACTATCATCTATCGAAGGTGCTGACGCTAGAGAGTGGGTTGTAGGTACGAGGTATCACAGTAAAGACTTATACAACGACTTGATGGAAATGAAAGAAGTTCTCTACGATGATGAAGGAGAACAAACAGGTGAAGATAACATATACGAAATCTTAGAGAAACCTGTAGAAGATCAAGGTGACGGTACTGGACAGTTCTTGTGGCCTAAACAACAACGTAAAGACGGTAAGTGGTTTGGGTTCGACATTGCTACGTTAGCTAAGAAACGTGGTAAGTACTTAGACAAAGGACAGTTCAAAGCACAGTATTACAATGATCCAAGTGATCCTGACAATGTACCAGTATCAAGAGACAAGATACAATACTTCGACAGGAAACATCTACACTTAGATAACGGTCACTGGCACTACAAAGATAGTAAACTAAATCTATTCGGAGCTATCGACTTCGCATTTAGTTTAAGATCAAAGGCTGACTATACTGCACTCGTTCTCATAGGTGTTGACTCAGATAACAACGTATACGTCTTAGACATTGATAGGTTCAGGACTGATCGTATATCTGAATACTTCGATCATATCTTTGAGTTACATAGCAAATGGTCTTTCAGAAAGCTAAGAGCAGAAGTTACTGTAGCTCAGATGGCAATCGTTAAACAACTAAAAGAATTAATTAAACAACACGGTCTAGCACTAAGCATTGATGAGTTCAGACCTAACAAACAACAAGGTAATAAACAAGAGCGTATTGCTTCGGTTCTAGAACCTAGATACGATAATCTTCAAATGTGGCATTATCGTGGTGGTAACACACAACACTTGGAAGACGAATTGTCTACTCGTAACCCACCACATGATGACGTAATTGACGCTCTAGCATCTGCAGTTGATATGGCTGTACGTCCAACACGTAACCTTAACAGGAAACGAGATAGTAATATAGTCTGGGCGAATAGCCGTTTCAGAGCAGGGAGTAGGTAATGAAAACTATTGATATTGAAAACCTTATCGATCCAGATAACCTTGCCGTAGAGATCGCAGATAAGTGGAGACTATGGCATCAGTTAAGACATCATTGGGTTGAGGGTACTAAAGAGTTACGTAACTACCTTTACGCTACTGATACAACCACAACAGCTAACGCAATCCTTCCTTGGTCTAACACAACGACTACACCGAAGATAACACAGATTGCAGATAACCTTCACGCTAACTACTTTGCTACTCTGTTTCCACAACAGAACTGGATGAGGTGGGAAGCTGACTCACGAGATGCTGCAGTAAAAGCTAAACGTGACATCATTCAGTCTTACATGGAAAACAAG